TACGATTACCAAAAGGATTACTTTTTGGGGTCCAAGTCCCAAGTGACCCTGTACAAGGGACACTTGGGCGTGGGGGTCACCGAACCCTCAGGCCAATTGGAACTCGCGGGAGATGAGCGGCTTCAAGAGTATCCTCCTGGTCCTATGAGTAATTACGAAACTCTCATTCCGGGGCATGGGGTGTTTTGTGCGACGACTGGGGAACAATACAGTGGGAGTAGTCCCTCTGAAGCTTTTGATACAAGTTTGTCGTCTTATTGGCACTCCCCTACAACTTATAATGCAAATACCGGTGTATATGAAGGGTCACAGGGAATGGGTGGGTTTGCCGGTGAGTGGATTGGATTAAAAATGCCTTATAAGACACAAATTACTACAATTTCATTACAACCGAGAGCTACGTGGGCTGAAAGAACCTTACATGAAGGTGTGTTATTGGGTGAGAATAACTCCGAAGATTGGGAAGTTGTAAAACAATTTTCCGGTGTGATATTTTCATCTGACACAGAAGTAAAATATTTGAATGTCGATTCAAATAAATATTATTCAAATTATGTGCTAGTAATTACTAAAACCTATGCAATACCAGGCACTACCAATGGAAGATCAAATTCAGTTCAACACTCAAATATACGATTCTTCGGCACCCCCGGTCCCACGACCCTCGATAAGGGTTCGTTGTCGTTGACCAGGTCCCTCGATGTTCCCCGCATTTCGCGATACGATGTGGATACGGAAACCCCGAGACCCGAGAAGTTGCTGGTGGATTTCGATACCACCGTCAATTCCTCACCCACAGATATCTCGGGGAAGGGGAATCATGGGGCGTTCGGTGGATCTGCTTATTATTCAAGTGCTGATAAAGCTTTTATTTTAGCAAATAACCCAGCAGCTGTAAGTTCGGCTTCTACTCACTATATAGAAGCCGAACTAAATAATACTGAAACAGGTAATCAATATCATAGTGTATCCTTATGGTTTAAAGTCTTATCCGGACAGAACTCGAGTTGGAGATCTATATTTGAATCCAGTGAAAACCCAAGGTCTGGGAATGGATCTATCAGCTTATACGTTAAAGGGGCTACAGATGTACTCGTATTTGCACACGGTGCAGGTAATCTAGAGAGTGATCCAATCTCAAATCTCTACTTTCAATGGCATCACATTGTATTGACATACGATGGTGCGAATCGCAAAATGTATTTAGATGGTGTGTTAATCAAAACTGTGGTGACTACAACATGGTCGGGAGTGGCAAATATGACACTGCGATTGGGGAAAAATAACGCAACGAGTGGCAATGAAGGTTGTGATTGTCACATTTCTAACTTTAAGTTATACTGGCAAACAGCCCTCGAACCCTCGGAGGTCAAGAAACTGTACAACTTGGGCCGAACCGGGCGGTCCATGGTCATCAGCGACACGGCCGTCGGCATCGGGAAAGCTCCTGAAGCTCAGTTGGATGTGAGGGGAAATATGAATGTATCAAGTTTTATCAAGTACGATTCTGCGTGGTTTTACGCTTACGATGGAAATACAAGTGGGACCGGCGATTTTAGCGATTATTCAGGATACGTTCCATGGGCATATTTAATGTCTGGTTCTAAACATTTTACAACCGCCTCGGCTAGTACATCCGGTGGGTATTACACAGCCCCAGTTGACGGCATTTACCATTTTGATACAAGTGTACTGAATTATCCCGATGCGAGAACTGGAATCACCGGGATGCATTTTTCGGTAAATGATCGTACAGATGGTACGAACTACAGTTCAGGTTATAACCGTAAAACAAATATGCCTGAACAAGAAAATATGAGCGCTTCTCTTACAACAAAACTAAATATGGGGGATACAGTTAAAGTATATGTAGCTAATATAGACTGTTACACACAGTCGAATCACGCATTTTTCTCTGGGTATTTGATTACAAGAATTTAATATATTCTTATTTTAAATGTCTCTGAAGTCCTATGTGTCGTCGAAGACTTTACTTAATTTATGTGGTAGAGACTTTCCAAAAAAACCTGAATATACGTACGAGGATATAGAATTTCCAGAGGGGTACACAAAACCAACGAAAGAAGAATTTGAAGCGAAGTTCCAAGAAATTATACGCGAGTATTCGTTTAAGGAACTCCGCAAAGAACGCAACAGGCGCCTCGTCGAGGTGGATTGGGTTTTCTCGACAGATTACCAGATCGAGGATACACTGTATAAAGAATGGCTCGCGTACCGCAGGGCTTTACGTGACCTTCCCTCGGTGACAGAGGATCCAGCGAACCCCGTATGGCCGGAAAAACCGGAAACGCCTAGGGGTAAAACGGAGGGGATCCAGACCCCACACTTCGTGGCCACGTTAATGACTGAAAACAGTCAGTTACGGTCAAAGGTAACAGCACTCGAGCGTAAATCGACAAAATTCGAGCTCGATATCATCGACATGAAACGACGTATTCAAAAGGTAGAAACTTAGAGAAATGAAACACTCCTTCCATAAGTATGGATAGTTTCGTCGAGGGTATAGGTCTCGTGAGTTCCATATTAATCACGGTGATGTTCGTACCCCAAATCATTCACGTATACAGGACAAAGGATACAGACGCACTTAATTATGCATTCTTGGGTATAAACATCGTCGCGAGTATTCTCGGTCTCGTGTACTCGATTTATTATACGGTCATTCCCATGATTGTCGCAAACACATCGGCCGGTCTATTTTCCATATCGCTCATCACGATGAAACGATTAAACGGTCGCCCCAAAGAAGTCTCGATGGTATAATATCGCACACCCTCTACGAGTGTATCCCACCCGTAAAAGATGTTTACTAATTATAGATGAACCACCACATTCTTACAGGGAAGGTTGATGTCACGAGTAATTTACTCGTCGGGTCGTCGCACTTATTCGTTGATACGACGAATAACCGAGTAGGTCTCGTTACGACTGACCCAGACGCCGGTTTACACGTAAACAGTAACGCGTACGTGAATACCGATTTACGTGTAGGTTCGCAAATCGAAATAAACACAACACCCGGACGCATCAAGGCTACATCGTTCGAAGGGGACGGTTCACTTTTAGTGAACGCTCCTGTCGGGTCACTCGCAGTACACAGTACGGATACGGGTCTACCCGGAACGGACGCGATTGTCACGAATGAGGGAACACCCACAGCCGCAGAGTTTAAATTCGTGATTCCAAGGGGTGATGTCGGTGCGACAGGTTCTGCAGCTACGATTGCTGTCGGTACGACGACAACGGGAGCCGCAGGATCGGACGCTTCGGTGACAAATTCGGGTACGACTTCCACTGCGGTTTTTGATTTTACAGTTCCGAAAGGTGACCAGGGTATTCAAGGTATTCAAGGTATTCAGGGTGAAACGGGAACGGCCGCGACTGTCGCTGTTGGTACGACGACAACTGGAGCTGCTGGAACCAATGCGAGTGTCACGAACACGGGGTCTTCGTCGGCTGCGTCGTTTGATTTTACCATACCGAGAGGTGATACAGGTGCTACAGGTCCCGCTGGAACGGTCGCGATAGGTACCACGACAACCGGAGCCGCGGGGTCATCTGCGAGTGTTACGAATACTGGAACTTCAACGGCTGCGACCCTAGAGTTTACCGTTCCAAAAGGTGACCAGGGTATTCAAGGTGTTCAGGGACCCGCGGCAACGATCGCAGTCGGTACCACTACGACCAGCGCACCCGGTACAAACGGTTCCGTTACGAATAGTGGATCTTCTTCTGCCGCGGTTTTCGATTTTACAGTCCCGAGGGGGGCTGATGGAACCAACTACTTCACTTTGAGTGGAAGTGATATTTATAGGTCTACGGGGAACGTCGGCATCGGAGTGACAGATCCAGATAGTAAATTGGAAGTGAGAGGGAATATACGCGCTTCATTCGATGACACTAACCACGGTATGTTCATAGATGCTGGTGGAACTATTCTACGTGATTACGGGGGGAACGGTGCGGGGCTTCATTTTACCGCTAACCAAATATTTCCAACCAATTATTTAGGTGCTTACAGTGCGGGTGGTATCGACCTCGGAAGCTCCACCTACAGATGGAATAATGTATACACGGAGGCTCTGAACGCGAGTGGAACTATTGATTCGACTGGAATAATCACTTGCAACGCCAATAAAATGGTCATTACTGGTTCTTCACCGACTTTATACCTTCGTGACAGCAATGCGCGCACTGGTATGATTCACCAAAATGATAATCGCATGTATTTCCTGTCAGGACCTGCCAATAGCGATTCTTGGGCACAGACTGCGAATAGTAGATGGCCTCTCTATTTACAAATGGATACAAACGAAGCTGTTTTTGGTGGTAATATCGACGCAGCAGTCGGCACTGTCACGGCGTCGACATTTAGTGCCACATCACAAGTTTATCTCGGCACCTCGGCGAGTATCCGTCAGACATCAACACCGGGGTGGACAGGTAACCCCGGAAGTGGGGTTGGCAAGATTGAATACCACAGCAATAGGTGGTATATCGTAGCGGGATCAAATAGTAGTGAACTTCTACGAGTTCGTCAAGATGGAAGTGATAAATTCGTCATCGATAACAATGGTTCGATTTCAGCGGGTACTGTTCCAGCTGCCAGAATAACTGGTCTAGGATCATATGCGTACAAGGGAGATAGTTCATATAATATCCATGATGGTTGGCTTCGTGAAAACGGTGATGATTCCTATGTCAAATTATATGGAAATTCAAGATCAATGGTATTCAGAACTGATGGAAACACCCAGTATGGTAGTAATGGTGGATACCCATTTGTATGGTTGTATGGGGGTGATGGGACTGGAAATCGCAGGATGTTGATTAATACATCTGGTCAGTTATGGATGTCCGACTACGGGTGGTTACATGACAAGTTTGCATATAAGGATGGATCCACGGCTCAAGACTTTAACAGTAAAGAATGTTATGTACAGAATTGGGTTCGAACGAGGGGTAATGCCGGGCATTATTGGGAAGGTTCCTCAAATGGTAGTGGTTGGCACATTTACCCTAAAGATAGGGCCGATATGTACATGAGAACCGGTAGTGGTAACGGTGGTTTAGCATTTTGTATCGCAAATGACACAGTACGTGGGTATATTCATTGTACAACCTCAAACGAAATAGGATTTCTGAATTCGGGTCGTAATTGGTCCCTTCGTATGGACAATGGTAATAACTGTCAGGTGTATGGGCGAATGCTTGCTAGTGGATACGTATACACACAAATGACTGCTAGATATTATAACGGTTCAGGGAACAACGGCGCGTACACCGGCAATCGACCAATAAGTGTATACGCAGAACATCACATGAGGTGTTCTGAATTGCAAGTGACAAGT